AGATCGAATTTTTCTCGGAAAACCTATTCGTCTTCCTTCTCTAATATAACTAAAGTATCATCTCCACACACGAAGATCTTATATTTCGTTATACTTGCTAAGTATATTATATACTTAACATAATAATATACCCTAAGGGAGTTACCTAAAGTAGTTCTTAATGGATGTCCTGAAAAAACTGTACCTTATATTTCTCCTTTCATAAACTTAAACCTCTTCTTATTGACTGTCATAGTAGAAAAGAAGTCTATCTTCGTTGCTGTCATAGCTTATACAAACTCTTTGGACTGAAATGGAGTAAATTGGAATTTTGAACTCAATCCATTGTATGCTGATCGAAATATATCTATATCTATACCTTTTAATAAAACTGTATGTTAATTTGAATCATGGCTTGACCCATCATTCATAACGAATATAGGATTATTGAAAGCTTAAGCAGCTCTATATATCTCATCTTATTTTTACTCTAGATTCATATTACCTAGGAAGAAGTCATAACTAACCATCATATTCTTCTTCATCATGTAAGACATCCAACCTCCTAAAGCTTTCCACACGTCTTCCATATTAGCTATATTCCTAGCTCTATTAGATGTAAGATTAGGATCTACACCTTTATCTTAAATAAAAAATTCTCCTACTTTTGGGAAGAATTAATATGTCTAATTTTCTTTAGCGGCGCTCAGCCGTCGCCTCCATTTCTCGACAGCCTTCACATATTTATCAGCTTTTGCATTATCAGCTTGCCGAATATGATCTATGTAATCTTCAAAGGTTATATAATTAGGTTAATCAAATGTTGATTTATAGTTTATATATTCTTCGTCTCCGTGTACAAATCTAAGGAAATGATTTACACATACCTATGAAGGTTAATTTCTACTCGAAGCCTATCTACCTATTAAAGCCCCGATAGCATTCAAAGGGCAATTACCATACATCCAAGTAGTTACTAGATCAGACATCTAAGGGATTGAATCCTAGATCCACCTCTTGTCGCTATTCTTAGCGCATGTACAATATGGTCTATAAAAGTCTAAGATTTCGCTACCATTATTGAATTCTACTTCTTCCCTGGTCTTCGGGTCGTAGAATTTTAACACCGGATTCACATAGAAATTCCTTTTCTTTTAACAATAATACTTCGGATCTTCTTTGTGTTGAGATTATATTGAACCTATATGATCTTGAACTCCCATATCGCTTTCTTCTTCAACTTACTAATAATGCCCGTCTTACATAGCACTATAACCAGATAATTATCTCTTCCTTAATTTCTAATTCTTTTAATTTTTAAAACAACCTAATAAGTCGACGGAAAAAATTGTCTTTTTTGCTTTCCTCAACAGTGTAGTGAAACAATACTCAAAAGAATCAATAGGTCTGATATTTTTCATTAATTATTATCGCTCTTAACATGACAATACTTAATTAATCTTAACAACATCATATGCTGTTTTCAATTATTAAAATATCTCATTTTACCTATCGCAATAATCAATGGTTTGATTCTTTTTCTTTATATAATAAAGATTGGCGACTTACACATTGAGTAGGTTAGAATTAAGTGCTTCATCCGTTATATTGCCTTATGTCAGTGTTACATGTCTGACCATACTAACGAACTTCAATCTAGCCTATATAACATGACCATCAACCTATGTACAAATAACGTCTTTGTATTAATCCATAATGTCAGGACAAGAATAGGAAACTATTAGAGATACATTGACCCCGATTTCAAAACTAGCTACTGTATTTTGATCGACATAATCCATCGGGCCATATGCCTTATAGAGCTCCATGGCTCTTCTTTTTACATCACATAAAGGTTGAATAATCGCGAACCTACCCCGTTCTTCGACATAACCATTATTATAGTATAAAGCCTTATTCGTCTTCTAATGTCTGTTTAACGAACAATACAGAATTGGTGTCTTACCTATCGATGTTAAATATTTCATCACTTAATTTGCATTATGATATTGGTTATCAAACAATATAGGTTTATCATTTTCTTCTGTAACTATGGTCAATTTATTACTATAAATTAACGTGGTGGCATCGATTATATTCTAATCAAGCAAATTGTGAGTTGGATTATACCTAAATGTAATTTAGCCTAGAGGGTCTATCGCTTATTTTTCTAGAGTCTTCTTACCCGCTATTTTTAAGACAGACTTGGTAACTTTTTAAGCCAAGAGTAATCCTTTCTTCATTACAGGCTTCTTACAAAGATCAGAAAACCCCTATTAGAATTTAACGGCTACGGGTTGAGGTGATTTTATAACTGATTCTATCTATTACTCAGATAAATCGATATGATTATTAACTAATTATTGCAATGATGAGTTTAGAGCATCAACTTCATCTTCTTTTTAACAATCTTATTTATCTTCATTTTAAATTATGATTTATTAGTTATCATCATTTTTACTTAATTAGAATTCAATTTTTCCTACATCCGATTTTTCTCCGGGTTAATTTATTTCCTTCTCAATTTCTTCTACATCCAATTTTTTACTGGATTTTTCATCTACCAAAGATAATTC